AAAAGGCACAAGGCTTTTTGAGGCACAGGCCGGGCACAGGCACTTACTAAGTCTCTGTTTTGTTTGAGTAAAACAGGAGATGACAAACAGTCCGAAGGGGTGTAAGGGGCATCAGGCCTGAATGCGGTATACAATAAAAACAGGTACTTAGGAGCGCTTGCTTAAAAAGATTTTAAGAAAAAAAGCCCCAAAACGCAGCCTGTGGAGGCCTGTTTAGGCACAAAAAAGGCACAGGACGATTCTGCGTGCTATAGCGTACTGCGGCAATTTCGCCACAGCGTGCATGTCATGCTAGTAGGACAGCCTCTGCTGTTCGACGGCGCGTAAGTCCAGGCAGCACGCGCCCTGCCGCTTTGTTCCACTTGCGGCATTCTTCGGCTGCGCCTGACCAGTCGGCAGAGTCGATGCGCTTCTTGAACGTGCTGATGCGATAGTTGCCTAACCCGCAGTTGTAGACCCAGCTCGTTACTGCTGCGATGCGACGCGGCAGTGCGCCCTGCAGCGACGGTGACAGCTTGATCAAGTGTTGTAAAAAGTACTCAACGTGATGGTCTAGCGCGTCTTCGCACTGCTGCAGGGTCCAGACCGTACCAGGGTTGATGTCTGGCCCCGTAGCGCCCCAACCGATCGTCCAGGGATGGCCGCGAGTCGCAGGGTCTGGATAGGCCGCAACGCGCCCGTCAGGCAGAAGTCGCGCTAACCCCTCAAACGGCTTTATTAACGCTTGTCGGGCTATTTTTTTTGCTGTATTCACGTCTTACCGGAACGCACTGACCGTTGATGAGCGTCGCGCCTTTTGCCGCCAGGCGGTCTGCGCCAAACCGCACCGCCTCTTGACAATCGCTTTCTTGCTCAAATGGAATGTCAACCGAAATCATGCCGCATTGAGTTGCAACACAGAAAAAGATAACAGCAACGTAGCTCATTTTTGATACTTCTCAATACTGCGTCCAACAAACCAGAAAGTCAAAACCATTGTAAAAATGCCAAAATCGTCAGAGTCCCAGCACTGCATGATTACCTCAGCCCAAGGCGCGCCCGACTGAAATGCAAGCACTAATCCAGCGACTTTGACTGATGCGTACATTCCAAACAGCGCCCAAGTAATGCCAGGCCGTACTAACGCTGAGACTGCGGCCACAAAACGACCAGCAGCTTGCGCCGTTTGCGACTGCTCGTGAAAGGCTTGTTTTATGGTGTCAAGCTGCCTAATCGAATGGTCAACGTACTTCTCCTCTACCCTAAACTCGCCGCGCAACTTTTCCAAATCGGTCTGCAATTCGAACATTGCTAGCTCGTGTTTGCGCTCGTTAAGCTTGTCCAATAATTTGATCAATTCTGGAATAAGGCGGAATATGCCACCAAAGATGCTGCCCAGCAGCCCGCCGCCAAGAAGTTCAAACATTTTGCTCCCCGACAATTTGATTGCGGAAATACGCCTTGCCCTTAATTACCTCGCAAAGTTCCGGCGGCAATAAGCGCCCGTCCTCAGCAAATGTTAAAACCGCAAAACCTTGACACCAGTTGACCGGGTTGTCTTCTGTGTAATAAAAAGCGCTTGAATCTGGCTCTGCAAGCATTCCCGTCGAAACACCGTATCTCCTGCCGTTGTAATCACTATAAGGCTTGACTTCCAGCATATGTGTATGCCCAGTCACAGTACTAACGCCGCTTTTGAGGACGTTATTCCATCCCGAGTGAATGCCGCTGTAGATCCTGTGCTTGACCATCGTGTTTTCGTTGATGAAAATAGACCAGCTCTCTTCCCATTCTGGCAGATGATCTTTTAATTTCATGCCGTAAACATCTTGTACCTCTGGCACTGCTGCGGCCAGTTTTTTGTCAAACCTAATATCGTGGTTGCCAATCGTGCGATGGAGGTATGCACCACGCGCTGCTTTTTGAATGCCAGACATAGCTTCCCGAACTGCATCGAGTTCTTGTTTAATTGAAGGCCGAGCCTGCCAACCAAGAGGCTCAAATTTGTGCATTGTTGCAGCGTCTAAAATGTCGCCGTTTGCAATTACCAAAGCAGGTTTGACTTGTTTAATAACGGCAAGAAGCGCTTGGTAACCAGGGTTATCAAAGCCTGGGTAAAAATGCGCGTCGCTAAAAACGACAACCGTTCCAACAATATGAGCCAGAACCCTAACGCGCTGGTACGGAATTACGATGCGATTTTGTTTTACCCGTTGGTCGTTTGTGCTTAGGTCAATGTTGTAGCGCGCTTCAATGCTTTTGCGTCGAGCATGTACATTTCTGACAGATTGTGCTAGTTGTTCTGCAACAAGGGTCGGACTTTCGCACGCCCGCCAAACTCGTATGAATTCTTCATCCGAAACAAACTTCTGGGCCATAAAATACCTTTTGAGTATTCATCGGCGCTCGCTGCTACTTTTGTGGAGGAGCAGTCTCAACTCTTACAATATCTGGTCGCACGATGACGGGGTTAACGATAGTTGACGGTATCATTACCACTTCCGGTTTCACAATAACTGTTTTATCTTGTTGTACAACAAACGGTTTCTCAACCGTCACGACCTGCGTCGGGTTGTTTGTTGTGGTTGTTGTTGTGGTGTTATTGCTTTGAATCTTGCTTGCAATTGCAGTAAAAGCGCTATTTGTTGACGCAGTATTTGCAACGCTAGTCGCTCCAACACTTTGTTGGATTGCAACGTTACCCCGCACCTGCTCCATACCAAGGGCTACTTGGCGGTTAATACCGTACACCTGCGCAATACTTGGAAGGGCTACCGAAAGTGCCTGAAGAATTAAGTCGGCTGGTTCCTTGGGCGCTTGCAGCGTCTGCGTTTGGGGTTGCGGTGCAGAAAGCGCTAATCCCATCGCTGCGGCAACTTTTGCAACAGGGTCGCTAGACTTGGCAATTTCAGCAAGAGCAGCACTGCGCGCAATTTCAGACTGTGCCCTCGCCTCAGCAATTTTAACATTTGCGCTTGTGTACTCGTTGTAGTGCGTAGCGCAGCTCGTGAGCAAAAAAGGAATAATCAATAACTTTTTCATTTGTCAGCCTTTGCGTCAAGTTTGTCAAAAATTTTGTTGAGCATTGATTTTATTTCAGCTATGTCCTGTTGGTAATCATCTTTAAAAACATACAGTCGAGGGAGTTCTTTTTCCAGCTTGAGCAGATCAGATTGCAATTTCTGCTGTGCTTCCCACAAAACCCGCAGCCACCACCCTGCCGCAGCGCAAACGCACCCGATGGCGGAATTTATGAGTGTCTGCGCGTCCATCTCACAAAAGCGCTATTTGGTCGGTTGTGTAAGCAGCGATTTGCGCCGTAGTGATCGCTGCGATTTGCTCGCTTATATCAAGAGTCAAATGCGGCAAGCATTCACACTCAATCCATTCTCTTGTGTCATGCGACCAATTCCACTGGTGGCCCTCCCGATCTTGTGGCTTAGGGTCTCGGATAATCCACTGCCAATTCTCCCAAACAAGTTGCTTGCCTTCCGGTATTTCATCTGGAGGCGATGGCGCAATCTGCCAGCCTCCAGTGCCGTCTGTAAAGGGATAGGGTATTGAGCCGTTTTTTGTGTAATAAATCATAATAGTGGGTATGGTGCTGTTGGTGTTGTAATCGTACGCGCTACACCTTTAGTGATGCGCAGGTTGGAGATGTAGCCGCTGAAGGCGCTCCCAGCTGTGCGGTCTGCGCCCACATACACGTTATTGGTTTGTGTAAAATCTGTTGAAACAGTTCCTGTGCCGTAATTCGTTCCAGAAATATATATTTTGGTTTGATTTGCACCCGTACCCTCGCGCACGACTGCAATATACGTCCACGTTGCTAAAGTTATTGTTGCTGATGAGGTAATTGTGCTTGTGCCGTAAGTAAACACAACTTGACCGCCTGAATTCAATGACACCAACCATCCTGTAGTGGAAGTCCCCTTAGCAACTAATCCGTAAGTGCCGGAAGCATTTCTGTAAACCCACATTTCAATTGTGAATGCTACCGTGCCTAGTAATTGATCTGCTGTGTGCGGCATAAGCAGCCAATCCCCAGACCCATCGAAATACATGCTTCCTGTAGCAGCACCAAACGGATTGTTGATGGTTGTGCTTATCTGCGCCCCATCCACTGTTTCCAGAATATTCTTGGCAGTCGCGTCAATAATGCCAGCGTTTGTAAAGTTCAGCAGAAGGCTGGTATTAGCTGCGGCAAAGCTTGTATCAACGTTGGCGGTGCTTGGATAAGCCGCTGCTGACGTTGCCCCAGATGTAGATAAGGGCGCAGTCGGTGAAGTGAAGTTTCCTGTGTAGACGGCAGTACCTATGACATACCTTAAATTACTTATATAGCCTTGAAAAAACGAGTTGGGGGGAGGATTAACCCAGTTTACACTATTTCTTCCTAAATAAAATCCCGCTGGGCTGGCATATGTTAAATTAGCAACAAATGGATCTATAGCACCTGGCACATTGACTGCCGTTCCTCTGGTGCCATTTCTATACAAAAACGTATTGTTGTTTGATTCTCTAACCAAGGCACAATGTTGCCAAGTGTTTAGATTCCATGATGGACCAGATATATTATAACCAGTAACATCAGTCGTGTTATAACGAATACCAATAAAAGCTACTCCGTTGCTGATCCATATCCCATATTCGGCGTTATAAGCAGTTAACGCCCCTGCGCCCACGCTTATTAGTAAATTGTTGTTTTGTGGATAAACATAAAACTCTAGAGTAAACGGAGTTCCTGACGGAACTCTTAGATTAGGGTGAATTTGTGCCCCTCCAACACCCAGCTGTAAAACATCCCCTGCCCCATCAAAATACCCCGACCCACCGTGCAGCGCGGGTGAGTAAGCAACACTGCGAGCAAACGGCGAGAACGCGCCCTGTGTGGTGTTGCCGCTGCGGGTAATTAAAAAATTGTTGGATGAAGAGTCAAGGAAATGAGTATTTGTCGCACCGTTTGTCCCGGTTCCGGGAAGCAACAGGGTCGTGTAATTAAAATAAGGGTCGGCAAGACCGGCAGCAGCCGATCTTGCTGCGCCAACAAAAGCAGTAAGCGCGCCGCCCATCACGTCACCCCTGCACCAGACACATACCAAGTGTCAGTGCCAGTTTTTAGGCAGGTTGCCAATCCTTTCGTTGCAACTGTGCGGTTGCCTGTTGCGCCATTGGCAAGCTGAAACACTACACCAGCGCCGCTGATCGTCAAATTGCCGCTATTGTCATTGACCACTAAAATGACTGTGCCAATTGGAAAAGCAACAGAGGCGTTTGTTGGAATTGTCAGCGTTGCCGTTGAACCGCCTGTAAAAATAATATGCTTTCCCTGGTCGCTCAACGCTGCCGTATAGGCGCTTGCACCGCCGGATTGCTGCGGTGCGCCAATGTACCCGAGCGTTGCTGTCTGATCGGGGAGCGTAAGTGTCGTTGTCCCAGCAATTGCGGCCGCATTAAGCGCAGACGTGCCAGATGTTGCGCCTGCCAATATCAAACGCGTGCTATTGAATGTTTGGTTTGCAGTAAAAGTTGTTGCTGTTGCCGGAGCAACATAATCTGTCCCCGCTGTTGCAACTGTAAAAGCAGAAGTGCCGTTGCCCTTTAGTAGTCCAGTAAGCGTAGTGGTTCCAGTACCACCGTTTGAAACAACAAGTGTTCCAGCAAGCGTAATTGTGCCGCTACTTGTAATTGCGCCTCCACTCGTGCTAAGTCCCGTTGTGCCGCCACTTACATCAATTGACGTAACTGTGCCAACACTTGCTGTTGCAAAACCAAGATTGCCGGATCCGTCGGTTTTAAGAACTTGGTTTGCTGTGCCGTCGGTCGCAGGCAGGGTAAACGTTGCGCTGCTTGCCGTGTTAGCGCTCTGCAGCGTCGTAATTCCTGCTCCCGCCGCATTGCCTTGAATTTTAAGGCTGCTCATAAATACAACTCCTCAAAAAACTTGCCAAGTTTGACCCGACCCAACCGTCACCCCAACACCTGAGGCAATAGTTACAGGCCCAAAACTTCCTGCATTATTGCCTGCGGTAATTGAATAGTCGCTTGATATAGTCTGAGAACTTTCCAGAATTGGCCCGCCAGCACCGCCGCCGCCTCCGCCGCCCGCTGCTGTTAAAGTTCCTGAAGAAAGCGACAATCCAGAGCCAAGCGACACATTAGAAAAGCCACCGCTGCCGTCGTTAGCAAGCAGTTGCACAGCCGTACCAGTTGTAGCGTTTGCGAGAGAAATCCAGTTTCCGGCGTGCGCGAAATACATCCTGCCCGTACTATGTGCATGCGCTATTGCACCGTGATAAGTTGCGGGGTCAGGAAAACCGCCAGTGGTTGAAAAATAAAACGGAATGACCGAGCCAACGGATGGCGCAGTAATCGCTCCATCATCTGCAACAGCTACTAAAGAATTTTGAAGCAGCTTGCCGGTCGTTGTATCAAACCGCGCAACTGCATTGTCGGTGCTAGCCCCCGGTCCAACGACATCGCCTGTAGCATTAGAACCAGTTGCGCCCGTCGGACCTGTTGCGCCTGTTGAGCCAGTTGCCCCAGCAGCACCTGTTGCGCCTGCAGCGCCCGTAACACCAGCAGGCCCAGTAGATCCTGTTGCTCCGGTTGGACCGGTTGCTCCTGTCGGACCAGATCCGCCAGCAGTGCCCGTTGCTCCGGTCGCACCTGTTGCACCTATAGCACCAGAAGAACCAGTCGCGCCAGTTGCACCGGTTGCTCCAGTTGCGCCGGTTGCTCCAGTTGCGCCGGTTGCTCCAGTTGCTCCAGTTGGCCCAGTCGCACCGCCACCCGGGCCAGTTGCGCCCGTAGCACCCGTTGCACCAGCCGCGCCTGCAACCCCAGTTGATCCCGTAGGACCAACATCGCCCGTTGCACCTGTTGCACCTGTTGCACCTGTTGCACCTGTTGCACCTGTTGCACCGGTTGCGCCCGCTGCCCCTGTTGCGCCTGTCGCACCTGTTGGTCCGGCCGACCCGCCAGACCCGGTCGCTCCAGTCGGCCCTGCAGCACCCGCAGCGCCCGTAGCGCCCGTAGCGCCCGTAGCGCCTGTTGCACCTACTCCAGGACCAGTAGGCCCGACTGGGCCAGTCGGACCAATAACGCCCCTGTCAATTACTAGTGTTATTGCAGGCGCGGCCTGAGCGACAAGGCTAACCTCACTTGTTGTCTGCGCAACGATCGTGAGGTCGCTCAATTAACCACCCCGTCGCTGCGCACTAGGAACAGCAAAAAAATGACGTAGTCGTAGGCTGGCGTATTGCCTGCCGCTGGCACTGCAATTTTTATATTGCCGGAAAAACCAACAGGCGCTGCAGCGTTGATGTCAAGCTGCGCGTCTGCGTCCTGCAGCGACCAAGTTGAGCTGTCAATGACTAGCGTAAATTGGCCGCCTGCCAAATTTTGGTTTGCAATCGTTAGATTGATCGGACTAGGTGGCGGGCTGTAGTCTGCAATGTCAAACGTAAGGCCGTACCTGCTGTCCCGGACATTACTTAGCTGCCTGCGCAGTATTTGTGCGCTCAGGGTTGCGCCGGTCAGGTTGACTGCTGCACCTGCGCTGTCATTGAGCGTCAGGTTGTAGTATTTGCGCTGCCCTTTGACAAGTTCAGTCGCAATAATTCTATTGTCAAACCCAGAGATTTGCGCAAGCGTGTTCTTAGAGAAAATCGCCATCTTCGCTTCCTTGCGTAGGCACGCAGTCCGGTACTCCGTTGACCGCGTAATGGCAGTTCACTTGATCACTTAGGCCGAAATCTTAACATACTTTTTATAAAAAGCAAGGTTTCGTTGCAAGCGTTCATCAAGTGGCTTCAAGCGCACTGCTTCTGCGCCGCACGCAAGCGCAAGGTCGAATTGATTGAGGTGGTACGCCGCAAGCGCTGCTAGGTCATAGCCCTGCGGCCCAAACGATGATGCATCAGCGCAATGCGTTCTGTTAGGCTCAGTAATGGCTAGCGCAGTCTGGGCCGCAAACAAACACTCTCGCCAAGACATTTGTTGATAAGCATGTTGAGCTAAATCTAGCCATACCTCGCGCACCTCGGGCTGCTCTGCGCAGGCGCGGCGAAAATACGCAAGCGCAAACTCGTGATAGCCTAAAGCGTCGTGTGCTTTGCCGAGCGTGCGTAGCGCATAGCTTCGCTCGATGCTCCACCATGCGTCAGGATGTTTAAGATAACGCTCAAACGTCTCAATGCAGGCCGCCCAGTCATGCCGAAACGACAACTCGCGCGCACAATAAAAGAGCGCCCGCATGTTGTTTGGATCATCAAGCAACTCGGCCTGCAGGAGACCAAGATACTGACCGCGCGACTTGTTGTGGTCGGGCATGTGCCGAGCAAGCACTGCGTCGGTTCGCGCAAAGACTTGGTGGATACTTGCATCCGAGTACAGCAGCTCATGGCAGCGATGCTTCCAAACGTAGCCGTGCCGCGCGTGCACTACGTCGCGCACAAAACTTGTGCCGTTGCCGCAGTCGAAAAGATATTTGAGACGCGTCGTTTCGGCTTGCCAGCTTGACTCAATAACCTTGCGCCAACCAGGCTGCAGCACCTCGTCAAGGTCAAGCGATACGCAAACGTCAACACCTGCTGGCACAAGCGCCAGCGCTGCGTTACGCGCTACGTCAAACCGCCAAGGTCGCACCGCAATGTCGTAAACCTGCGCGCCGCACTTGCGAAGAATTTCTGCAGTGTTGTCCGTTGAGCCAGTGTCAGCAACAACAACGCAATCTGAGTCGGCAGCAGATGCATAAAAACGTTCAGCAAACTGCGCCTCGTTTTTTGCAATAGCATAAACTGCAATTTTTAACTTAGGGCGCAGCGCTACTTCATTTGTCACGCTTCGACTCTAATACAGCAACGCGTTCTTCAAGTTCTTGAATTGCGCGCACTAAAATAGCTATGTAGCTCGGATAATGAATTGTGTCGTGCCCAACAACACCAGCCGACTCGGCTCGCGGATCATGCATGACAAGCGGCGTGCCTTCGCCCACAAGCGGCCGAACCTCATCACTGACAAAACCAAAGCCTCGCATGCTTGTGTCTTGTTTAAGACGGAACGTCACAGGCTTTAGCTGCTTGATCAAATCAAGTCCGAAATCAATCGGCGCAATATCCTGTTTGATGCGGCGATCGCTGGGCGAAGTCGTTGTAACAGACCAAACTAGCTCGGTAGCCGCGCCTCCGTCGACGCGCACATATGCGCCAGCTATGCCTGTGTTTGGACTGCCCCTTAAAAATATATTAGAAAATTGATCAGTGCTTCGCGGAGCATTTGCGTCGTTCCCGATAAAGGTTTGAACTAGGTGCACAAAAGTGCCGTCGCCCCTCAAAAATGACGATGTGTTGTTGGGGAACGCTGAAAAGGTGGTGTTGCCGTAGCGAATTGCGCCTGTTTTAATGTTTACTGCGTAGTTTTGATCGCAAATGTCGACTGAGCGACTAGGGCCGGAAAAACTAGCTGCGGCAAAACTTGAGCTGACCTTCTGAGATAAACTTGCATCGTAAAAGCCGCCGGAACCATCCGAAATTGTTGTGGAAACGCCTGCGCGAGTGTCAATCCCAAAAAGCCCGCTCCAATAGCACACAAAAGACCGCAGCGAGTTGTCGACAGTGTGCGCAAAATAACCGATTGACGTTGAACTAGCGGCAAAATTTGGGATTGCTGCCTCGTACGCGTATGCAAAGTTTGAGCCGCCAAACAAAACTGGCTGCGGCGAAATTTTGACAATTGCATCGGTATCTAGCCCAGTGCCGCCGAAATAGCCTATCAGTACGTTTGAGCTGTTGTAGACCGCGACTTTGTTTGCTGAGGTTTTGTTGATTTCAACGCGCTGCGAGTTGCTTGCTCCCGTAACTAACTCTCCTCTCAAGTACGCCGCACTTGAGTATAGATTGCCTGTGGTGCGCTCTAGATACCATCCTGCAGTCCCGAAATTTGCAGTGGTCGGCGGATTAGGCCCGTTGTAATTGTCAGATCGGATGTCTTGGAAAATTGTTGCTGCAATAGGGCCGCTCCACGATGTGCTGTTTGCGCCGACACCGTCAACCGTCACAGCGTTAGC